CTCAGTACCCACCAACTGAGCCACCCAGATAGAAGTTGAATCACCCATTCCCAAGTCCCAAGCAGTAAATGTTCTGCTTAGTTCCTCTCTGGGAATCTCCTGCATATGCTTCTTTTCTTCCAACTCGTTTAGGATTTGCCCAAAGTAAGAACCCTCTACAGCAGCGTCAAAGCTACACTCGAACTCTTGGCGGTACTTATCCTCACCCATCTCATTCTTGGCAGCCCTCAGTTCTGTGTCATCCACTACCCCTGTCTCTGAGGCTTTAAACTCAAGCAAACCCCATCCTTCTTCTACTTTTGCTCTGTCTCGCAGTTCTTTGAAGTGGTTGTGTCCCTTTGGCGTACCAATAAAAAGACACCAGCCCTTGCGGTCAGTCAGGGCAGGTCTAACGATGTCTGTCCATATCTTAGGGTTCTGGTCACCCACCTCATCAATGATTACCCCATCAAAGTATTGACCTCGCAGGGAATCAGGATTGTCTGAGCCATACAGTTGAATACGCCTACCCCAGAAGTCCACCCTTAGTTCTGAGATGTTGTTAGTCCCACCTAAAGGTTCAGTATATTTAACAAGATAGTCCCAAGCTACACGCTTTGCTTGTCCATAGGTAGGTGCAATGTAAGCGTATCTGGGTGTTTCTTTCTCGTTTAGCACCGCCTCACGGATTAAGTGGTTAAGTGCTGCAACAGTCTTACCAAACCTACGATGTGCAACTACTACTGCAAAGCGTTTGCCTTCCAGTAACTCGTGAACCTTTAGTTGGTGTTCCCTTGGCTTATAGGGAATTTCGATTACTTCGCCCATGTAACTTTCATTTCAATAGGCTTGTTGGAGTCACCAGTTAACTCAGTCCTAGCCAATTTAGGAATGTGATACTCAACAACGCTTTGAAACATCTCAAAGGCTTTTGCAGGGTTTGGTTTAATCTCATTTGTTGGGTCACCATAAGCAACAGCATCAAGCCACTCAGTAAGCCTGTGTGCGTTTTGGTCAACAAACAATGCTATGGCTTGTCTTGCTTCTTGCGTAGCCTTGTTGGGTGTTCCAACGCTTCTGCCACCTGTTTTAACTCCATTAGCCATATGCAACCTCTCTAAATAAATCTACTTTAGACTGGTCAATCAATGATGGGTTAACTTTGTTGTAGGAAAGCAACAATCTAGCAGCGCAAGCACGAGAGCCTATACGCTCAATTAGTTTCTCGTAATCTTGTTTAACAATGCGTTTCTTGGTAGCTGTGCATCCATTGCCACCTTTGCATTTGTTTAGACTTGGCTGATGCAATGAGATGAATTCCACCTCTTTTGCGTACGCAAGTTTTTCTGATGCGAATGTCTCAAGTATTTCTCCAGACAATTTAAAGTTCTTCTTTTGAACTTCAAATCTACGCCCAGAGCCTTTGCCTATGTAAACAATTGAACCTTGTTCGTTCTTGATTGCATAAACATAGAATTTGTTTATTGGTCTTCCGACTTGTGCCATTTTGTTTGACTCCTCTAGGGTTGGTCAAGGTTAAGTTAGTATTTTATTCTAACAGACCTTTTAATCTCATAAACCGAACCAACTCAGGCCCAGTCAGTTGAATCAATGGCTCAATAGATTCAGGAGATACATATTCGTTTCTTTCAACTCCAAAAGGCTCTAGTCGTGAGCCATAACGACCCTCTTGATATAAACCTGTTTGCCACGCTTTTTTGGGATTTTCTTTATTAACATCAAACACAATACTTTGTGGGCCTTCCATCAATCCTTGCTCTGAAATATATGTAATATTTTCAGCCTCTGGAGATTTCTTGTTAATAAAAGCCAAATGCCCATGTTCTTCAATGTCTTTTGCTGTTACTTTATCAAAAGGCTTGTTTAATTTTCTCCCAACCATTGCTTTAATCCACTCTGGTTTATCTGAGAACCAAGCAAGTGGGACAACAGTTTCAAAAAAATCATCCAAATTTTCGTCTGTTGCACCTGCTGCAATTTCTCTAACCCAACTACCGCCAGCTTGAGGCTCAACTCCATATTTCAAATCTTTTGCTTTATCAGAAGTTGAAGAATGAAATAAAAATTTATCGCTTGTTTTTGCTAAATTTTCAATTTTTGGCGGTTTTTTCCCCAAAAACTCAGAACCCAATTCTATTACATTACTTTTTGTGCCTTGTGCTAAATCTTGAAGCAGTCCAGCAGGTAAACCACCACGCTCAAGAATCTGTGGCACTACTCTTTCAGCTACTCGCTCACCAGCCCTGCCAACAGCCATAGCTGCCCTATTTGCACCAGATGGTACTGGCGACAGGGTTAACAATGCTTCAGCAGTCTCTGGCTTTAAGAATGGTACGTTAGCCCTGTTGACGTTGGTCAATGCGTCTAGCAAACCTCTAGGACTATCTGCGTACGCTGCTCTCTCTACTGTCTTAGGGATTCCTGTGCTTTCCAACAAATTACCCAGACCTTGCAGTTGCTGAGTACGCTTCTTGTCTTGCATAAACGCAAGCAAGCCTTGGATGGCATCGTTAGTTAGCCCTGTAAGTGGGTTAGCGTACGGAGTAGCCCTCAAGTCAGCCATTACTTCATCCTACCCATTTTCTTAGCAGCTTCTGCCATAGCAATAGCAATAGCTTGGTCACGGCTCTTTACAACCTTACCGCCTTTACCTGAGTGCAGAGTACCTTCTTTGTACTCACCCATAACCTTGCCAACTTTCTTCTGACCAGCTTTTGTCATTTTCATGTTGCTCACCATTTAACTTTGTTAGCCCAATACGCTGCGCTCATCTTACCCTTGGCAATGTTCTCAGCGTGACGAGCCTTAAACGCTTCGTTACGCTTCGTGCCATCAGGTGAGCCTTTAGCCCCTTGTTGACCAAAGCGGATTAACTTTACATCCTCACCAGACTTAGCTAAAACAGCATGAGACTTAGTGGGATGGCTAGGAGTAGCTTTGGGCTTGTTATAGCCAGAAAACTGCTCAGAGCCTCGTTTAATCATTTCTTTTTAGCAGTCTTAGCTGCTTGCTTGAACGCATCCGCAGTAGGCGCACCCTTCGAGCCAACTTTACGCATACGCTCTGGAGTTTTACCAGCAGCTTTTTGCGCTTCAATTCGCTTTTTCTTGGCTGCGATATTTGCATATAAGCCGTTCATTTTTTTGGCTTCTTTGCTTTGTTCTTTGCAGTACGCTCACCACGCTCAGGCATGGGCTTAGTCTTCTTCTGCATAAGTTTCTGCATCATTTCCATCGCTTGTTGGTTTGTCGTTCCCATCATATTCATCCTCGGTTATAGGCCCACCACTAATCCATGCCTCACAAGTTCTCTTGGAAGCACACTTAAAGTCAAACACTTCGCAATAGCCTAAGTCGCCAGCGTCAATGACTTCCCAAGCATCCATCTCTGTACCGCCCATTTCCAAGCCTGATTCAATGCAAGCAAGCATCTTAGGGGTTTGGATAAAGGCAGCGCAGTTACCGCAACGAGACTTTTTAGCCTGTGCTGGAGAGTTTCTCCATGCCTTTGAGATTTCACGCCAGTAGCCAGCGTTTGCTTCGTTAGGATTCATTGGGCCATAGTTCGCCTTATCAATGGCTTTCTGGCGACACTCAAGATTGACTTCTACGTCACCTGTGGCAACTGGACACGCTTCGCCTTTTTTCTCTTGGCTTTGTATCTCAATCTCAATTTTTACGGATGGTTCTAGCAAGCCACTCATAGCTATCCCTGTGAAGTTTGCGCTATTTTCTCACAAAAAAAAGAGAGACGCAAATCTCTCTAAAGTCTCAATGGCAACTGAGTAACGCTATCCTAACATTTTTCTCAATGTTTCGTTTAAAACTGACATTTCATCTTGCTTATAAATTGCCCAATTACGTTTCTGACCATGCAAACCAAGAAAATTGTTTGTATGACAGTCCTTGCATAAAGGAATACATAAGTATTGGTTATGCTGAACAATATGGTGTGCATCGCTTGGAGGAGAAGCATTACAGACCCCACAAGGCATTTCTTTAATCTTTGCCAAGTGGAGTCGTTCCCTATTGTTGGGTCTGTTGTTCATGTAATTTCTATGATTACAGGGTTTAGCAGCAAACGAGCATATTCCAATGCTCTCTTTTCTGCGTCATCACCAGACATACATTTTTGATAACGCCACTCAAGTTCATACCATTTTTTGCTTTCAACAGTCCATGTACCATCAGCGTCTTTTTTAATTCTTACTTTCATTCTTACTCCTTAGTTTGGCTTGTATGCGCTGAAATGCCACAAGATAGTTGCCTCGCTCTGCAATCTGACAGGCTTCCAAAAAGTCCTCATCTGTCAGCCCAATCCATGTGCGCTGTGGTGGGATTCTTTTGATTGCCTGATGAACAACATGAAACATGGTTTCGTAGTGACCATGCTTCCCCTCTTGCATTTTCTTGTCGTACAAATCTTGTACAAAGCAATTCATTTCGGTTTTGTCATACGCCACAGGCTTCTGCTCTGGCTGTGCCAAGGCTTCTTTGATGGCATCTCTGGTTTCAATCGGGCGCAAGATTGCTCCGTGTTCGCAGAACATCTCCAACGCCTCCAATGCAAGACGTAATGCTTCTTTAGTCATTGCTTCATCCCCCTGACAAAAGCAGCAAAACTATCTGCTGTGTCACCAAAAGGCATCTTTTCAAACTCTAAAGCTACTTCCTCAAGAACTTGGTTTCTTTGTGAGGGTGAAACGTAGGTATCAAAATGATATGGCTGACCTTGGGCTTTTAAGATTTGCTTACCAAGGTTGCTTTGTTGCTCAACAGAATTAAATGCTTCGTCTTCCTCTTTAGTCCAATCAGTCATGGCTTCCCCTTGCTCGAATGGCAGTAGTGCATTGGTTGATGATGTTGTGTTGCCCAATTGCTTCACACACCTTTGCACACGCCTCACGCTCTTGTTGAGCAACCAGATAGGCAAAGCGTTCAAGCATCAATTGACACTTATCAACTTCGCCATCATAGAAGCCAACTTCTAGGGCTATGCGAATAACGTCTTCTCTAGTCATTTTCGTAAGCCATGATTTTGGCATGGTCAGCTTCAGCAAGTAAATGGCTGGTCAGTTTCATTGTGCCTTCCATCTCTAATTCTTTAAACTGTGCGTCAGTAAAGAGTCCCATCAGAGACACTTTTTCGTAAATCACATCTTCAATGTTCTCGTTGTAAGTGCCATCCTCGTCCTGTTCGTATTCCATAACGACAGTAACGATTACAGAGCCTTCACCAGTTGTTGTGTCAAATTCGTATTTCATTTTGTATCCTTAAAAGTGGGGAACTAAGTCCCCTGTTAAATTAGATTGATTTTTTGAAAAGACGATACATTACTTTGTATTCTTTAGCGTCAGGATTCATGTTGCTGTAAACCACTTTGCCGTTTTCGTCTAAGCGCATCATGCAAGAAAAAGCACCATTAACAACATAACCTGTTGAAGTTTTAACTACTGAACGAGTAATTGTGTGTGTCATTTTGTATCCTTAAAAGTACCCTTGCGAATTGCTTGGGCTGACGCAAGTATAGCAAACTAAACAAAGTATTTACTAGGTGTTTATACCTACTTACAGATTTATTCCTTTATTTGCTGACCAAGAGTAAAGCCACTCCACGAATTCGCTTGCTTGCTCTTTGGTGAAGTTACGAGTCTGAAACCCTAGCTGGACAATCCCTGTGCTATCAAGGTTAGGAATTACCTTCCCACCAGAGTCACCACAGTCACGCATAAACTGGTCAACCAACAAGCGTTTCCAATCATCTGCTG